CAGGCGCCGCGAGAACGCTTTTCTGTTTTTGTGGCTTTGTCCCCATCCATGATGCTAATAACGTCAAGCACCGCACCATGCAAGGCAGAATCTTGACAAAACTTTTCCGTTTGCTCGGTGAGCCACAAAATATCAGTGGTTTCCTTGCGGTCCAGGTGTAATTGCTTGAGCAATTCCACCGCATCGCGCACCTGGTCTTCCTTTATATCTTTCAGTTCAGTGAGATTGATAACCAAGGCTTCGTGCGTCGGAGAGTTCTTATACCGCTCAACAAAGGCAAAGATTTCTTTGAAGACAACTTGTTCCGCCGGTTCTTTGAAATAGGATTCTTTGAGGTAAGGAATCACCTTCCTCATGTACCCTTCATGATAAATCAGGTTCTTCAATATCGTCTGTTCGAGTCGGACCATTATATTCTCCTGATTGATTCTCGTCGGCGATAATCGCTACCAGCACGTCACCCAAGTGACTAATAAACTCTTTTCCGTTTAGAGACTCGCGGGTATGATTCGCAGAATCCCACACGGTATATTGAAATGCGAGCCGGTGCATATCCCCTTCAGGAACCAACTTCACATGTCCATAATAAAAAATGACGTTCTCGAACGGTCCACTGAGAATCTTCACTCCATGAACGATTTCGTCGTTCAAGGGAATCTCAGTGAAACAGTAATCCTCATTCTCCTTCTTCAGCGGATTCGGGTCCACCCTTGGCGAGAATTGCGCCATAAGCCACTTCATACTTCTTGCGAATAAATTCATTGAATTCCTCACTGGCTAAAATGGATGCCCAAAATTCATCATTCTTAGTCTTAGCTTCCCGTACCGCAGTCTTCTCACCCTTCTTCTGATAAAAGCCTTCTTTTGGTTGTGTGACAAATCCTGCCTCGACCGCACTTTCCAAGAGTCCAGAATACTTCTCAATCCCCATATCAAACTTGACTGAGAGAGGAAACTTTGAACCTTCCTTAACCTGGCGCGACTTCTCCACCTTCAGGACAAATTCATATCCTGCCAATTCATCTTTGACCTTTTCTTGTCTGCGTCCAACAATCCAAATGGTGTCGGCTGCAAAGTAGGAACCTGTTCCTCCGCCTACCACGTCCTTACTAAACATTTCCAGAGTCTTGTAGGTATGGTTAATCACCACCAACGGAATATCCTTGATTCGCAAGTGAGGGGTAATCATCCGAAACAATGACTTGATTGCCTTGGCTCGCGTCATGTCGGCAACCGACTTTCCTTCAAGCGCATCGTCCACTTCCTTGAGAGAAGCGAGTTGTCCAATAGAGTCAATGATAATCATGAGTGGGTCACCACGCTTGGCTTCTGCTAACTGAATCATGATATCATGCTTGAGTTGTTCCACGTCGGTTATAGGAGTGTGAAACACACGCTTCATATCAATCCCAAACGTCTTGAAGTACGCAGGGGGAGAACCGAATTCTGAATCATAGAACAGGACAGCACCATCCTTGTGATGCTGCAAGAACGCACGGATCAGCATGAGCCCGATACCAGTCTTGAAGTGCTTGGAGGGTCCGGCGATCTGCGTCACTCCAGAAGTCAACCCACCTTTGAGACTACCCGACAGTGCGGCATTGAGGATGGGAATTTCTGTGACAATACTCTGCCGTTCGCCAAATACCTCAGAGGTATCTAAAACACTGGCAATATCAATGCTGCTAGTTTTCTTCAATCGATCCATCATGGACATATCATATTCTCCTCAAGACATTCACTAAACTACCAAACAACAAATCTTTTCCCTTATCTACCGCAGACAGTTCCCCATATGGAACCATTTCGGGGTGTTCTTTCTTAAGCCCATCTTTTACCACCCCATACTTCCAACCCTGTGCTTTCTTCTGCGTCACCCAATTATGGTGAGAGGCTTTTGGACTGACATCAGGATCAGCCATATGGAACTCAACCCCATTCACATTCATGGCTTTCTGTTCGGGGGTCAGATGCGACCAAGCGGGCTGAGAGTAGTCCCCCTGAATATGACAATAGGCTCGATTATTCTCATGACACGCTTCTGCGATTTGTTCATAGGTAAGTTTCATACTGTCCTTTCATTATAACAGAGGTTGAGGGAAAAATCAAGTGGAAACTGTGCGATCATAGACTCCGGCATTATAACGACCGTAGCAATTGTCATTTCGGCAGAATAGCTGGCATTCAGAATCACCATCCCGGCATCCGTAGACCAATTCATCACCGGTATATTCATCACCACACCGTGTACATAACAGCGGTGGATTGAGCATTCCTGGGGTATGGGGTTGACCGCGGACTATGAGGATTGAAAATTTATTCTTCATGTGATTTTCCCCAATTCAGTTGACAGTTGCATATACTTATTTACTTTGGCTTCCTTTGCTTCCATTCGTTCTTTATAGTCTACCGGAAGCTGTTCAATAACACCCTCATCACGACACATTTTTACCAATGTGCTCAGATCAATAAGTTCCGTCATTAGCCGATATTCAGCAGTCTTTTCTAAGGATGGCCATTCGTGATTGGTACCAAACCGAAGACACTTCGATGCCCCCTGAACAACCTCAGCGGCTTCCTCCATCAATTGAACCAACAACATTTCTTTACGGGTCATGAGAAAAAATCCTCTAGGTTGTATTGCGTTTCTGAGTGCCAGTCAATTGCCGCTAGTACAATATTTAGAGGCTCCCGAAACGTCTTTTCGAACTGCATATCATAGTCCACTTGCTTTTCTAATTCGAACTCTTTAGGAATGCGTCGAATGAAGGACAACACCCCATCATCAAATTTATTTCCAGGCTTGAGCAGCACGAACTTGACCTTCTCTCCATTCTGAATCAACTCATATTGTGTGTCGAGGTTCAACTTCTTCAACCAATGATTGAATATCAGCGCACCCTTTACATGGATAGGGGTGCCTGATAGGTAGATGGCATTCCCCGTTCCTGCCTCTTCTTGTGTCCCGCACAAATAGGAGTATTGCTTCTCAACCTTTCCGTCCTTGTTGGCATACTTATTGATCCCATTACACCCACGAGGAAACGCAATGTCGCTAATCGGTAACGAGGCAAATTCCTTTTTGAACTGCGCCACGAACTCGACCAACTCTGGCTCAGTACCCATCAAGATAATTTTCAGTGCCTCTTTGATCTTCTCGCGCACCAGACTGGGGGTGGATGATTTGATCGCTTCCAGACCATGAATCAACATCTTAGGTTCCTTGTATCGGACCCCTTCACTGTCGCACACATTCAGGACATAGCGTTTCTTGGCCGTCCAGATGCCGACATCGGCCAAGGCTTCTCGCTTCATGTTCATCTTCTGCGCGAAGGCATGTGTGTAGTCTGCCAACTCTTGACAACTCGTGTCCAACACTTTTTTCAGTTTCGTTTTATACACCTGGTCCATGAAATTGATAATCTTGGTAGTATCCCGTTCTCCCCTAAACACTCGCTTCACAAGAGGGTCCAAATGCAGGTACACCGAGTCGGTGTCTGAGGCAATCACATAATCTACATCAAGGGTATCCAACAACATATTCAGATACCGATTGATGTGATTACCGATCCATCGAATACTGAGTTGACCCGCGAGGGTGACCCCTTCGGCAATACGAATGTCGAAGTACCGGAAGTATTCAGAACCTAGGGCCCCGTAAGCGGAATTCAATCCCACCTTCTTCGCAAGCTGAAGGTTCTCGTAGCGAGAAATCAGCGCCGCTAGTTCTGCCTTTCGCTCAGGATCGGTGCAGGTTTCCCGTTCCTTCTGGGCGTCGATTTGTTTGTTTTTATAAATGACGCGAGACTCAAACATGGTTTGGAGAATCTCAGGGAGAAATCCGACCTTGCGTGTATCGAAGAACTGTCCATTCGGGGTCAATGTACAATACTCAAGCTTGCTGAGATCAAGTTTCTTATTGAGCATCGATTCAACATTCACCCCCTGGTCCAACACCTCGCGCATCGCATCGGTGTAATTCTCAGGCTCAATCAACGTCTCAGGCGACATGTTGTATTGCATCTGAATATGGGGATACAGGCTGGTCGCATCGAGTCCCATAATAGAATGGAACATTCCGATCAGCGGGGCTTTGACATAGGCACCCTCATAGGCTTTATCTTTGTGGCTATGCTTGTTCGGTGGCACCACAATGCCTCTGGCACGGAGCCAATTGTAACAAATACAATCCCACATACGCACCTGGGTAAAACAATCTTCATAGTTTGTTTTGTTGTCATAGGCCAGCAGAATGGCCAGATCGATCAAACGACCTTTGGCATTCAATCGCTCAACTAACTGCACGTCATGGACGTTATATTCGATAAATTTTTGATAATTGTCACGATAGAGTGTGTGGAGTGAATCATACTCAGAATAATCAAGTTTGCGTTCCTTCAATTCCACATGAGCAATGTGGTCAAGTTTGAAGGATTCTTGATTCGCATTCTTCGCATACTTACGATAGAGTTGCAGATAATCGAGGGTGGCGAGACCGAGCAGCCGATAGGTGGTCACAGGCTTGCCATAAAACTCTTCTTCTTTACGAGCGATACGGCCCCAAGGACTCAGCCACCGGGCGCGTTCCTCCCCCATTCCGTCCATACCAACCATACGGTTAATCAGATAGGGAATATCGAAGGTCTTGACGTTCCAACCTGTAATGATATCTGGGCTTCGTTCGCGCCAGAGTGCCATGAATTTATCAAGCAAATCAAATTCACTCTCACATCGCGTCCAGACAATATCCTCGCGGTGTGGGGTGTAGTCGTTCCAGCCAAACACATAATACTTACGGTCGTTGGAAAATTTGACCGTGATCGCAGTGACAGGGTTGTTTGCCAATTCTACATCAGGCATTCCCCCATCTGACCCGACTTCGATATCGATAAACGCCGTCACGATAGAATCAAGGTTCCAGTGGATTTCAGATTCGGGGTGTTGATCGGCGATGAAGGCATACTCAAACTTGGAGTTGCCATAGATCGTGAAGCTCTCTACGTCCTCGTAGTTTTTGACAAACTCCCGCGCATCGGAGATGCTGTCGAACTTCATAGGACTGACAGGATTGCCTTGGAGGTTTTTCCATTGACGGTCAGCGGGGGCGGTGAGGAATCCTGCGGCGACTCCTCCGGCATCAGGCACAAACAACGTCGGCGCATACTCCATTTTCAGGCGTACACGCCGACCGTTATCGATACCGCGATAGTAGATGTAGTTACCTTGGCAGGAAACATTCGTGAAAAATTTCATCCTGTATGATAACACAACAGACTGAAAATGTCAAGCACTAAGCCCGACCGACACCTGGTGGTAGTAACAATCCGCTCCCAAATGTCGTACCGTAGTTGTTCTCTAAATCACGAAGTGGGGACACCACCGTAAGAATATCGTTCACCATGAAGGAGATACCGGTTTCCCATTCTGACGCATATTGAAGGAAGGGTGCGAATGCCATATTCACTTGCCCCTTCTTGGTAGGGTCTTCGCTCGGCATCATGACCAGTTGTACCGGTTTGCTAATCACTACCGATTTGCCATCCTCATCCTTCTTCTCCAAGGTACCGAGAATTTGCAGACCATTGTTGAACATAATCAAACGAACTGCCATAATAAAACCTCCTGGTTGAATGAACTATTGACCGCCGTTCACAAAAGGCGTGAGGTTGGGACCCGTCCACCCCTCTGGTTTCAGAATCTTCCCATCGGCTCGTCGCTTGAGGACCCCGGTCGCAGGGTCAACCTGAAGCTTGGCCATATTGGTGCGTCGGACTTCTTCCCAGGCACCTGGGACATCCCATCCACGAGCAATGCAATATCCCAGGACAACCCAGATTAGGTCCATCGCACCATCGAGTTTTTGCTCATCCGTCACCGCATCACGAAATTCCTCATACTCTTCGAC